TACTGTTTACTCAGCAGTTGCAGTCGGTAAGGAAGCTCTTCTTGAGGCTAATGTTTACGATGTGCAAACAGTCGTAGCACCTCAGATCGACATCCTTCGCCGTAAGTCAGCACTCGGCTGGAAGTACTTCGGCGGCTGGGGCATCTTCCGTGATGCAGCAGTTGTTCGTTTGGAAACAGGCGGATCTGCTCTCTAGTAGAGCATTAGTTGAGGGGGGCAGGGCAACCTGCCTCCCTCTCTATTAACAAGGAGAATCATGGCAACATACACATTTTACCCACCGCAGGTAATGGAAGGCTATCCATTAGCTGATAAGTGGTGGCGTAGAGTTGTATCCCAGCGAGGGGTAGCCGTGCTTATCAACGATGGTGAACTGTCTTTATCTCGAGCAGTTACTGAAGATGAACTAAGAGATTATGATTATGTCTTCCTCGGTGGGCGAGGTCACATAGTAAACGAAGCAACAAAGGATATTCTTGTAGCACAAGGCTTTCCAATCAGAACTCAAGCTCAAGCCGATTCTGATTCCAACATAGCCCATAACGGATTTTTAGTGGAGATAGTTTAATGGGATGCAGAACTGGATGCCCTACTCAGGATCATGCAAACTGGGGTGACTGCCTAAAGCAGTCAGGTCTACAGGTCAATACAGGTGATGCAAATAGTTCTCGCCTAATGTCTCAGAAGAAGTGGGATGCAGAACTAAACGCATACAAGTCTGCAATCGATCAAGGTATTGAACCAGCGACAACAAACATGAAAGATATTCGTGGTGCAGTCGAACTAAGCAACATAGCCGGTAAGGCATTCGACTCAACCAATAACTCATTTAAGGACTGAGTATGACAACCATAATCGGGATTCAAGGCAAGGGCTGGGGATTGATAGCAGCCGAATCCCTGATAGTGGGTGCAGATCAGAAGTTCATTGCTACCGGTATGGATAAGGTAGTTGAAAAAGGTGAGTATGTAATTGCCTTTGCTGGCGATGCAATCGCCGGGGATATAGCCCTACACAGTTGGAATGCTCCTAAAATTCCACGAGGTGTGAACCTAGATAAATTTATGATGACAGATTTACTGCCATCACTTAAGCAAGCGTATGCAGATTATGGCTATGACCCATCGCCTAAGACTGCTGACAATGATCCAAAAGATGGTTCAGGTTTTGATGCATTGATCTGCCTTCGAGGAAAGATTTATCAAATTGATAATGACTTTTCTTGGGTAAGAGATGATCGTGGTATTTATGGAGTTGGATCCGGTAGTTCGTATGCACTCGGTGCATTAGCCAGAGCCACACTATCTCCAACGAATACAAGAACAGCAGCTAATGAAGCTCGTAAGGCAATAGAGATTTCCATCTCGTTTGACATAAACAGCGGTGGGAAAGTCAAGGTCATCACTCAAAGGGAGAAGCAAATGTCAGCAAAAGGTGAGAAGTATAAGTCAGCCGCCATGATGAAGAAGCACGAAAAGATGGAAGGCAAGAAAGAACGCAAGATGGAATACGGTTCAAAGAAAAAGGCTATGCCTAAGAAAATGGGCAAGAAGAAGTAAATGCCTCAGAAAAAAGATTCCCGGCTTAAGGCAGCAGGAGTCTCTGGTTTCAATAAGCCAAAGAAAACTCCTAGCCATCCAACGAAGTCTCATGTAGTTGTTGCCAAGGTTGGCGACAAGGTGAAGACAATTCGATTTGGACAACAGGGTGTATCTGGCGATAAGAAGCCAACAGCAAGGCAAGCATCATTCAAAGCTCGTCATGCTAAGAACATTGCTAAAGGCAAAATGTCAGCGGCCTATTGGGCAGATAAGGTGAAATGGTGAAGAAGAAAGCATTCTGGGATACAGAGAACCCAAAGAAGAAGTCTAAGAAACTAACACCTGCACAGAAGACACAAGCCAAGGCTCGTGCAAAAGCTGCTGGTCGCAAGTATCCAAACCTTGTAGACAATGCAGCAGTAATGAAGAAGAAGGGTAAGTAATGGCTACAGGCACCAACGGAAGCACACTCCACGCAGAACTTAATCGCCTCGCTAATGGTGGCACCTATCCTGCTATTCAGTCATATGTAGGTGCAGCTAAGGCTGCAAACACTTGGGCTGGAACTACAGGACTTAGCGTTGTTGGTGCCTTAAATACTAAAGCCGGAAACACTAGACCTGACTGGAAAGATCTTCGTGGGGTCTGTAATCAACTTGGCGGAACTACTGATTTGGCTGCTGCCGCAGCCTTGAGAGCAAGGTCTTCATGACAACAACATTTAATGGACTCGTAGAACGAGTGCTTGGCCAGATCCAGAGTTATGGGGCCCAGCAGGAAACTGCTACTTGGATTAACCAATCGGGTGGAATTGCCACAACTACTGCTACTGATTTCGTGGTCAACGAAACAGCACAGATGGGTCGAGGCATCATCGAGGTTGGCTCTGAACTGATGTATGTAGATCGTACAGACAACCTAACCAAGCAGGTTTACCTTGCTCCTTGGGGTAGGGGTTTTAGAGGCACCACAGCCTCTACGGCGGCCAATCAGACCAAGGTGGTAATTGCACCTCAATACCCACGCTTCATGGTCAAGCAGGCTATAAACGACACAATTCAGGCTGTCTACCCAGAACTCTTTGGAGTAGGCACACACACCTTTAGCTTTAACTCAGCCGTTACTGCCTACTCACTTCCGGCTACTGCCGACTATGTCCTCAATGTTAAGTGGCAGACCATTGGCTCGACCAAGGAATGGCTCAATGTCCGTAGGTATGACACAGACAAGACTGCCAACACCACAGTATTTGCCAATGGCAAGACCATCAATATCTTCGACATGATTGATCCGGGCAGAACTGTTCAGGTTATTTATGCAAAGGCTCCAACTGTCCTGTCATCTGAAGATGACATCTATGAGACAGTAACTGGTCTTCCTTCATCTACTATCGATGTAATTGTTTACGGAACTATTGCTCGACTTATCGTTGGTTCAGATGCTGCACGAATCCCAAGCCAGTCAGTAGAAGCAGACATGATGGATCAATCCAAGCCAATCGGATCTGGAACTTCTGTTGCACGATTCTACCTTGGTCTATACCAGCAACGACTACAGCAAGAAGCTGCTGGTCTTCGAGATCTTTATCCACCCCGACTCCACTATACGAGGTAACTAATGGCCCAGAAAAGATACTACGCCTCAACAGCAAAACAGGCATCGCTATCAACCGGTATCGATAGTACTGTTCTATCAATCACGCTTGACCTAGTAACAGGTTTTCCAAGCAACTACCCTTACACCTTGGTTATCGATCCAGATACCAACAAGGAAGAACTTGTTAAGGTAACTGCATCAGGTGGTGGAACCACCCTTACTGTAACTCGTGGAGAAGACAGCACATCTAATGTGGCTCACTCCGCTGGAGCTACGGTTCGCCATGTGGTCTCAGGTCAGGACTTCAACGAGTTCTCTGCTCACATTGGATCTGCTGCCGTTCCTACAACAGCAGGTGTCCACGGTGTAACTGGCAATGTAGTTGGCGATACAGATGCACAAACTCTTTCAGCCAAGATTCTATCTGGTGCAACTATTGCAACTGGTGGTATTCAGTTTGAAGGTGCAACTGCCGATGCTTATGAAACTACTCTTACAGTAGTTGATCCAACAGCAGATCGAACAATTACTCTTCCTAACGCAACCGGAACAGTAACCCTTGATGGGGTTGCATCAACTCTTACATCTAAGATAATCACAAGCGGAACCTTGGGTTCTGATCTTGCTGCCGGAACTTACAAGATTACAGGCCTTGGAACTCCATCTGCTAATACAGATGCAGCTACTAAGGCTTATGTAGATACTCAGGTATCGAACCTTGTAGATGCAGCACCCGGTGCATTAGATACTCTTAATGAACTAGCAGCGGCTATCAATGACGATGCAAGCTTCTCAACTACTGTTACTAACAGTATTGCTACTAAGGTATCAAAGGCTGGCGACAGCATGACTGGTGCCTTGTCGATGGGTAATAACAAGGTTACAGATCTTGCTACACCTACAGCATCTACTGATGCAGTCAACAAGACTTACATCGATACACTCTTTGGATCAACTACATCTGCGGCTACCTCTGCCTCATCAGCGGCAACCTCAGCTTCTAGTGCATCCACTTCTGCAAGCTCTGCTTTAACATCAGCAACATCGGCTGCAACTTCTGCCACTTCAGCAGCAACAAGTGCATCATCCGCTGCTACTTCGGCTAGTTCAGCAGCATCAAGTTATTCATCCGTAGTTGATCTAACTGGTGCAGGTCTTGTTCGTGATATGGGATCTATTGATACTGCTGATACGACATCGACTACCTATATAAACATTGCTACAGTTGCTGCCGCTGCATCAACATCTGCAACAAGTGCCTCAACTTCAGCAAGTTCGGCTGCTACCTCAGCCACTTCTGCCGCAACTTCTGCATCTAGTGCAAGCACATCAGCATCTAGTGCTTTAACATCTGCTACATCCGCTGCAACAAGTGCAAGTTCTGCATCAACGAGTGCATCAAGTGCTTTAACAAGTGCAACAAGTGCAGCCACATCTGCATCATCTGCATCTACTTCAGCAACAGCAGCAGCCTCAAGTTCAACAGATGCAACTGCATCTGCAACACTTGCAAATGATTGGGCTACAAAGACATCAGGTGCAGTAGCAGGTGGAGAGTATTCAGCAAAGTATCATGCACAAGCAGCATCTACTTCAGCAACAAGTGCTTCGACAAGTGCAATACGGCACAACACGCATCCTTTACAGGACTACTGGGCGAATTGACAGTAGATACTGATAAGGATGTTGTAGTAGTACACGATGGATCCACAGCAGGTGGATTCCCTCTAGCTCGAGCAAAGGGTGGAACCCTTGAAGATTCAGTAGTTCGAGGACTTGAAGAAGATATTAACATTGTAGCTTCTGCTGCAACCGGAACAATTAACTTCGATGTCTCAACTGCATCTGTCTGGTATTACACAACCAATGCAACAGCAAACCATACGCTTAACTTTAGATACAGTAGTTCATCATCTTTGAATAACAACCTTGCAACTGGCGATACAATTACTCTTGTGTGGCTAAACACCAATGGTGCAACTGCTTATTATCCAAACACTATCCAAATTGATGGAACAACAATTACTGGTATTAAGTGGCAGGGTGGAACAGCAGTAGCTGCTGGTAACGCATCATCTATTGATGCCTATGTATTCACGATCATCAAGACAGCATCTGCTACATTTACTGTATTAGCATCACAAACTAAGTTTGCTTAATAGGGGGTAATCATGCCGTTGCTTACAACGCAATCTGCTAAAGGATATGGGTTTAGCAACTTAGTTGCAGCCCCTGTTGTTGCTGGAGATTATGTGTCTCTTGCATCGACAGTACTTGGGTCTAATACAAACACATACACATTTACCAGTATACCAACTGGATACAAGCACCTTGAACTCCGTATGAGCTTCTTTGAAACAGGTGATGGAGATGTTCGTTTTACATATAACGGAGACGAAACATCTTCAAACTACACAGTACATGAGCTAAAGGGTAATGGTAATGGTGGAACTCCGTCTGGCTCAAATAATCTTACATCCAATGAACAAATGTATAATTATCCAGCCCCATCTGAAACATATCCAGTTAGTGCCGTAGTTCTATTTGCGGATTACCTAAGCACATCTAAGAATAAAGTGCAAAAAGTTTTTATGGGTATTGATACTGCAACCAATGGTCAGAGAGTTGGATATGAAAGCCAGATGTGGAAAAATACTTCTGCAATAACAAGTATTAAAATATATGCAAATGGTTCATCAAAGGTATTCCAAACTGGAAGTGTCTTTTCTTTATATGGGGTGAAATAACATGGCAGTAGCAGCAACATATGAACCAGTAGCAACATATACAATTCCATCAAATGGCACTACAAGTTATACATTTAACTCAATACCTCAGACCTATACGGATCTTGTTGTTGTTGTTAATGGAAATGCTCAAAGCTCTGGTCAGAATATGCAGTATCAGTTTAATGGAAATTCTAGTGCAATTTATTCACTAACATTTGTTAGATGGAATGGAACTTCCCTAGATACAACAAAAGTATCTAGTCAAACAAAACCACAAGTTGAGTCGTTTACAACTATTGCTACGGCTGCAAGTACTTGGTCTCAATATAAAATGCACATTATGAACTATACAAATAGTTCATATTACAAAGCAATGCTTGTTGAGGCAGGTCAAGGTAATTTTGGTGCTGACATTACAACCCATGTAATGCAATCTACTTCTCCAGTTACGAGCTTAACTCTGTATGGTGGATCAGGCGGATGGACAGCAGGAACAACAATGACAATCTATGGAATACTTAGAGCATAAGGAGATACAATGCCAAGCCCAACTCACAGTTTAATTGCATCTCAAACTCTTACATCAGCATCTACTACTGTAACTTTTTCTTCAATATCACAAAGTTACACAGACCTTAAGTTAATAATTTCAGCAAGAGCTAGTAATGGTGGAGGTTATGCCAACACAGCAATTAACTTCAATGGTTCGGGCGGTTCATACGCTAACAAGTTAATATACGGAGTTGGTACTGGATCGGCTAATACACAGAATACAGTTTTTCCAACTTCTGCTTTTATTGGTGACATTCCAGCTTCTGGTATATATGCAAATACATTTTCTAATCAAGAGATATATGTAACCAACTACAAAGATACAAATAATTACAAAGGTTACTATACTGTTTCTGTTCACGAGGATAATAATGCTGCTGCCTTCCTAGAGGCTGATTCAGGTGTATGGCAAAGCACAGCAGCAATAACAAGTATGCTAATATCATGTGGCAACTCTGGACAATTCGTAACAAATTCAATGTTTAGTTTGTACGGAATAAATAAATCATAATAAAGGAGAAATAATGTCAGAAGTATTAACTACAACTGAAATGAATTGCGAAACCGGAGAAGTAATAGAAAGACCATTAACTCCGGAAGAAGTGATTTCATACAACGCAATGATTGCTGAATCTGAAACTCGCAAGGCAGAGGCAGAAGCAGCAGCCGAGGCAAAGGCTATTGCTAAAGCATCTGCTGAAGCAAAACTTGCAGCACTTGGTTTAACAGCAGAAGAGATCGCAGCTCTTTAACATTGAAACAGGGGCAGTTTCGGGAGTGTCCTCGCCCAATGTCATAAGTAAGAACTCTCAATAATTTTCCATAAGGAGACAGCGTGGTATTAAAGCAGTCCAAAGCACCGGATATTTCAGAGTCCGTTATCCTCGACCTCACAGGTCGAAGCTCTCAATACTACGATCCAAACACTTATGCCTTTGATGTTGCTATTGGTGGCTTGCCATTCTTACTCAATGTCAACGACACAACTCCTTATCGTAGATCTACTGCTCGATGGAAGTATGAGCGTGTTGACCAAGCTCGTGAACCGGGTGAGCAGACTCTTGACTCAGGTCTTTGGGTTCGATCACAGACATCATTCCACCTTGGTGAAGGTGTTCAGTTTCAGGAAGCATTAGAAGGTAATGCAGAACAACTACGCTTCCGCTATTACACAGGACAGGGTATTGACCCATGGACTCCGGGCCAGATCTCTTTACTTAAAGATACAACTAAGTTATACCCAGCGGCAACTAATACATCTGCCAAGATGATTGCTTTGCCTATCACAATTAGTGGAACAGATTATGTTATCAATGTTAGTTGTGCAGCAGCTTCAGGAACTAATGTTCGTGTATCTATTGTAACTGCTGGTGGAACTGCCACAGACTTAATCCTTGGCTCTGCAATCTCTAAAGAGATCCTTGCAGCAGAAACAGATGGTAACAACATCTATATCGCTACAGAAGATTACATCTATGATTTAGATCTAGTGACATCTGGTGCAACACTTCATACCCATACACATATTGGTGCAGTAGCCAATGCTCGTTCAGTAGCTATGAAATATGTGAAGAGCCGACTTATGGTTGGTGTTGCATTCGTAGCTGGAACTGCAACTCGAGCAGGTGTTTATGAAGTAGCAACAGCCACACACTCATCAACAGCAAACCTTCCTACAGCAATAGCAAATACAACTACAGTTCCAATCAACTGGTTCTGGTCTGATATTGCCGAAGGTCGTGGAGCAATCTATGTATCTGGTTATGCTGGTGACAAGTCATCAATCTTTAAGATTTCTCCAGATTCAACTGGTGCCTTGGGTGCTGCCGTATCAGTAGCAGACATCCCTCGAGGTGAAACAGTTCGATCACTCTTTGGATACCTTGGAACCTACCTTGCCATTGGAACCTCTCGTGGTGTCCGTATTGCTGCTATTGCTGACGATGCAACTATCGTCTATGGCCCATTGATTTTTAATACAACTAATCCAGTCCTTGCCTTTACAGCTAGAGATTCTTACATCTATGCAGGTGTCAAGGCTGGTATCGGTGGTGCCTCTGGCATCTACCGAATCTATCTTGGTCAACTACTCGATGATGGAACTTATCCATATGCAACAGACATCGTTGCTACTGGAACTACCGGAGCAGTAGACTCTTTAGGATTCTTCCCAACATCAGCACAGTTATTCTTTTCAGTAAATGCAAGTGGAACATGGTTACAACACGCAACCAACCTTGTATCTGAAGGAACAATACAGACAGCAATCGTTAACTGGGGAACTCTAGAAAAGAAATCATGGAAGCGTGTCCGTGTTGAGACCGGAACACTTAACGGAAACATTGAAATCTATGCAGATGCCAATGAAGGCCGTACTCAGATCACAACTTTGACTACAAACAATGCATACAATACAGACTTCGATCTATCTGCTGCCTACCCATCGACTCAGGTCAATGGTCAGTTAGCCTTTACTTTGTATCGAAACGCAGATGATTCAACCAAGGGTGCCATTATGAATGGTTATGCAATCAAGGCCATCCCTAGCCCTACTCGATCACGCCTTATTCAACTCCCATTGATGTGTTATGACTTTGAATCAGACCGCCGTAACACTCGTTACGGAACTTTAGGTGGAGCCAAGTTTCGCTTATCAGCTTTAGAGACCATTGAATCAAACGGTGCAACGGTTCTCGTTCAAGACTTTACATCCGGTGAAAACTTCGATGCTGTTATCGAAGAGATTGCCTTTACTAGAATGACTCCTCCATCTGGAACATACGAGAACTTTGGTGGAGTTATTACCATTACTATGAGAACGGTAGTCTGATGTCGGCTATGGACTGGGCAGCATTCACAGTATCTATCCTTGCAATCATTGGCGGCTTTGCTGCTGGTATACGCTGGATGGTTATCCACTATCTACAAGAACTTAAAACCAATGGTGGGTCAAGCCTCAAGGATCAGGTCAATGCCCTACAAATAAAGGTAGACTTAATCTATGACATCGTCACCTCAAAGCGGAAGTAACTACCCTAACTGGTTTAACATTGCAGCTAAGGGTTACTTTGCCGAATACCTAGAAGAGTTTAAGGGTAAGCCAAACCTTCACTTCTTACAGATAGGTGTCTATACAGGTGATGCCAGCCTATGGCTGATGCAGAACATACTTACCGATAAGAGTTCCATCCTTACGGATGTTGATACTTGGCAAGGATCTGATGAAGAGATCCACCATGAAATGGACTTCTCTGATGTCGAGAGAGTCTACGATGATAAGTTAAAAGATTTTTCTAATGTAATTAAATGCAAGATGGAAAGCCACAAGTTCCTTGCAACCACAGATGATAAAGAGATCTACGATTTCATATACATCGATGGAGATCACACAGCACAAGCAGTATTTATAGATGCCAGCCTAGCGTGGAAAGCACTTAAGCCCGGTGGGATTATGGCA